CTTCACCTCGTCCAGCAGTTGGATGGCTTTCCGCATTTCTTCCGTATCGCCCATGGCCATCGTGAAGGGATTGTGGATCATCATCAAACTGGTAGGACTCATGGTCACCCGGGTTCCGGCCATGGCGATGACGGAAGCGGCAGAAGCTGCCATGCCGTCGATTTGAATGGTGACGTCGCCGGGATAGTCCATGAGCATGGTGTAGATCTGGCTGGCCGCAATGCAGTCGCCGCCGGGAGAGTTCAGGTGAATGGTAATGGGACCGTTCCCGGAGAAAAGCTCCTCCTTGAACATGGCAGGCGTGATATCATCAGCGAACCAGGATTCTTCCGCGATTACGCCCTCCAGATACAGGGTACGGGATTCATCCTCGTTGCGGACCCAGTTCCAAAAGTGTCGCATCAGGGATACCTCCTTCTTTCAGGATTGGATTGAGTTTGGGTGGCTTGATCCGCATCATCCGCTGCCTGCTTCATAGCAGTTGTGATTGGGATCATGTTTCCGTTTACCAGATAAGCGTCGCCGCCTTCTTCCTTCGGGATCGGGTTCTGATTCTCCAGTGCACGGATATCATTGGCGGACATCCAGCCGTTCTGTCTTGCTATGGCGTAGCCTTCCATGCGGGACTTATAGTCACCGCGCATCAGGCCGTCGATATTGAACTGCACATAAAAGCGCCCCTTCTCCTGATCGGTGAAAAGGGCGCGATTCATGGACTGCTCAATTCTGACAAGCCAGGGCCGGATCGTATGTACAGCAAAGTCGATGGACTGGTGTTCGATATTGGAGAAGGTCGCGTGTTCCAGATTGCCCACCAGATGAGGCGGCACTCTGAAGATCCGGCAAATCTCATCCACCTGAAACTTGCGGGTTTCCAGAAACTGCGCTTCATTATTGGGGATGGCAATCGGCTCAAACTTCATGCCTTCTTCCAGAATCGCCACACGGTTGCTGTTGGAGGAACCGCCGTAGGCACTGTTCCAGCTTTCCCGGAGCGCCTTCGGGTTCTTTACGGTGTTCGGGTGCGTCAGGATGCCGGAAGGACGTGCGCCATTGGAGAAGAACTTACTGCCGTATTCTTCAGAAGCGATCCCAAGGCCGATGGCGTTCTTTTCCAACGCGATAGGGCTGTACCCCATAACACCGTCGAAGCCAAGGCCGGGGATGTGAAGAACATCATCCGGAGAAAGGATCACCGTTTCACCTGTACTGGTCATATAGGTGTATGTCAGGATGCCTTTCTTATCCCGGTCAACAGTCATCTTATCCGGCAGAAGCGGATACAGGCCTGTGACCTGATTCCGTCCGGAACGGATGATCTGGCAGTAGCTGTTGCCCCACAGGAGCAGGTGCGCCAGCATCACTTCCCGCAGCACAAACGACGTCATCTCGCTATTCGGCTCATCATGGAGCAATGGGAACAGTGGATGCTCTGTTGCCTTGCGGTTGCCATCTTCCTTGGCCTCATACACTCCCAGCGGCAGGCTGGCGACCGTTTCCGAGATCACCCGGACGCAGGCATAAACCGTGGAAAGCTGGATCGCTGTGCTGGCGTTGACTGGCTTTCCGGAACCACTGGTGCCGAAGTAGAAGGTAGGAGCAGCGCTGACGCTGTCCTTGGGCTTGTCCCGCGCACGGAACAGGGCGGTGAACGGATTCTTCATCGTGTTAATCCTCCTTATAATCCAGACCCGGTTTTCTTATCATGACAATCTTTGCAGAGTGGTTCCCAGTTGCTCTGATCCCAGAACAGTACCTTATCACCCCTGTGCGGGATGATATGATCCACCACAGTTGCCGGGACAATCTTTCCCTCCGCCTGGCAGAAGGCACATAGAGGATGCTGCTTCAGAAAAAGCGCCCGGGCTTTCTGCCAGCGACCATCGTATCCACGGGCGGCAGCGCCGCCCCGAAGGCGGTCACTGCTCCATTCCATATGATCCACACAAAATACCTGACCCTGCATAGCGAGTTCCGGGCAACCAGGATAGCGACAGGGTCGCCTTGGTTTATATGGCATTTCCGTTTCCTCCTACAGAATGAGAAAACCCCTGTCATCGTAGACAGAGGTTCCTTCGTTTGCGTTCTTCAGCGCCCGATCCAGCGCCATCACCAGGGCGATAGCGCCGTCCACCTTTTCTGTGGATTTCTCCTTGTCAATTTTCAGGTTCCCGGCAGGATCTGTCCGCACGAAAGCATTGTCCATATTCCATCGGAGCACCGGATGCCCGCCGTGATTCAGCTTTCGCTCCAGGACGATCCGCATCAGTTCTTTCGTCGGTGGACTCATATCCCGGAAGCCCTGCCCAAAGGGCACCATAGTGAAACCGTCATCCTCCAAGGTCTGTACCATCATAGTGGCGTTCCAACGGTCGTAGGCGATTTCCCGGATATTGAACCGTTCACCCAATTGCAGAATGAACTGCTCAATGAATCCGTAATGCACCACATTGCCTTCGGTAGTTTGGAGAAAGCCCTGCCGTTCCCATTTGTCATACATCACGTGATCCCGGCGGACTCGCAGCTGCAGGGTATCTTCCGGCAGCCAGAAGAATGGAAGCACAATATACTGCTCTTCTTCATCCCTGGGCGGGAATACCAGCACCATGGCAGTCAGGTCGCTTGTACTGGAGAGGTCGAGACCTGCATAGCAGGCCCTGCCTTCCAGTTCATATTCATTGACCACACCGCCGCATTCATCCCATTTATCCATGGGCATCCACCGGACGGACTGCTTCACCCACTGGTTCAGACGGAGCTGCCGGAACATGTTCTCATCTGCAGGTGTTTCCTGGGCTTTTCGGAAAGCGTCCCGGACCTTATCGATGCTGATTGTCTGATCCAGAGATGGATTTGCCCTGTACCAGTTCTTTTCATCCGTCCAGTCCACATCGTCCGGCAGGCCATATATCACAGGGTAAAACCGGGGATCATCCTTCCGGCCTTCAAGGATATCCAGCGCTTTCTGATGAACCTCCCAGCAGATGCTGTTCCGGTCTGTTCCGGCGGTCGTCAGGAAAAACCAAAGTGGCTGCTTCCGGGCATCACCGGATCCCTGAGTCATCACGTCATACAGTGCCCGGTTGGGCTGTGTATGAAGCTCGTCAAAAATGCAGGCACTGACGTTCAGACCGTGCTTCGTGGAAACTTCCGAAGAAAGCACCTGGTAAATACTGCCGGTAGGCTGATACACCATTCGTTTTGTCGAGGGAATGATTTTGATCCTTTTGCTCAGCGCCTTGGATTGCTTCACCATATCCACGGCCACATCGAACACGATGGCAGCCTGCTGACGATCACTGGCGCAGGAGTAAACCTCAGCCCGCCATTCATCGTCATTGCAGAGCATGTTCAGAGCAACGGCAGCGCCAAGCTCTGACTTGCCCTGCTTCTTAGGAATTTCGATGTATGCGGTGGTGTATTGGCGCATGGTGGGATCATCATCCCGCACCGTCCCGAATACATCCCGGATGATCTTTTCCTGCCAGGGCAGCAGCTTAAAAGGCTGTCCGTGGAATTCGCCTTTGGTATGGCGAAGGCATTCAATGAACTGCGTCACCCTGCGGGCTTTCGCTTCAGAGAACATCCTTCCAGCCTCCCTTCAGGACGTTTTCCATCGGATCATCCGCGTCAGCCTTTTCACCGCTGTTGGCGTAAAGCCGCGCCCGGCTGGCTGGGGTCAGGCCAAACTCAGAGCAGAAGGACTGCATAATCTTCAGGTTTTGCTGGGCAATGGATACCTGCGGCACCTGTTGTACATAACCCGAAGGAGTTTTGAAAATGGTGCCATGCTGGGACAGAAACTCTTCAGCTTCCCGCCAACGGGCATAAGCCTGGCAGTATCCGGCGAAGGCTTCCATATCATGCTCTGTCAGTACGCCCATGGCGATCAGGGAGGGAGCCAGACGTTTCCACTCCTTCTTTGCTTCCGGCATCAGCCAGGCAGGGCATTTCACATTGCTCTGAGGCGGAGTTGGCTCTTCTGCGTTGATCGGTCTGCGACCTTTGCCCCGGTCACCTTCCAGCACCTTTAGTGCTGTGGGCAAGGGCTTTCTTCCTCTGGTGGCCATCTGTGCTCACCTCCTTCATTGAAAAGTGTGTTTCTGAGAGAATGTCAGGTTCCTGTGGCAACCTCACTGTAGGATAAAGTGTGTCCGTCCCGCAGCACTGTAATCTCCTGATCCGGATAATCCGCATGGAACCGTTCCACGATAACAGTGGCATATTTGGGGTCGAGCTCCATCGTCCGGCAGATACGGTCTGTCTGTTCGCAAGCGATCAGGGTGGAACCGCTGCCGCCGAACAGATCCATCACCACAGCGTTGGGTGCGCTGCTGTTCTTAATGGGATAGCAGAGCAGCGGGATGGGCTTCATCGTCGGATGGTCCGCCGATTTCTTCGGCTTATCAAAATTCCAGATCGTGGACTGTTTCCGGTCAGAGAACCATTTGTGTTTCCCGTTGGGCAGCCAGCCATAGAGCACAGGTTCATGCTGCCATTGATAGGGCGACCGTCCAAGCACCAGGCTGTTCTTCACCCAGATGCATACGCCGGAAATATGAAAGCCGGACTCTTTGAAAGCCCGGCGAAAGTTCAGCCCTTCGGTGTCTGCGTGGAAGATGTACGCGCTGCCGCCCTCAGCC